ACAAACTGCGATTGATCGCTACTTCAGTGATAACTGTCGTATTGGCTCTCACGAGCTCCGTATCGACAGCGAACTCGCCGATTTTGTCCGAGAATTTATCCGCCGAGCAATCGGTAGAGATAGATTATTGGACAGAGATGCATGGTTTGGACCAGGGGAGAGTTTTAACTCAGCCTACGGTCAGACCTCTGCATTTTCTAAATTGGCGCGCAGTGTGCAATACACCGTTACAGCCGATGCTGTCAAACACATTGGTGCGGTGTTACTTAGAAGTGCCCAATTCATCGGATATTTATCAGATGACGCAATTTCGCGAGGTGTAATCAACCCTTGTGAGGATGAAGAAACCTGGGCAATGCACTTGATTGACAGTTTCCGTAACAAGATAACTCTTGTACATGGGAACAGAATTTCTAGTGTTCCTAAGAATGCACAAGTTGATCGCGACATAGGAGTGGAACCTCTTCTCAACATGATGTACCAGAAACAAATCGGTGCACTTTTGAGAAGGGCCAACTATCGTATGAACAACTGCCTTTCGACTGGACAATTGCGACATCAGAAACTTATTAAAAAGCCTGTTTGTACAATTGACCTGAAATCGGCAAGCAATAGTAACTCTATGGTTGCTGTTGAATTGTTGTTTCCACGATGGTTAGTGGATCATATTCACGATTCACGAGCAGCGTATTCCAAGCACAGCGAAGGCAGATGGTATAAAAACCATATTGTCAGCAGCATGGGCAATGGATTTACGTTTGAGTTAATGTCACTTCTCCTTCTTGCTGTCTGTAGGTTTTTCGACCCGCATGCCAGCGTTTATGGAGATGATATTATTGTTGACCCTGCTGTTTCTAACCTTGTAGTCCGGTCCTTAACGGGATTAGGTTACATCGTAAATGAGCAGAAAAGTTTTTTCAATGGAGATGTCCGCGAAAGTTGCGGCGCCTTCTATGTTGGGAAAACCCAGGTTCCTCGATACGATATTAAATACTGCGAAAACATCGTAGATTGTATCGTTGTCCGAAATAAAATCTTCAGACTTTACCAATATTGCAAAGAACCGCAGTATGGGGTCACTCGTGATCTTGTCTCTAGACTTCGGAAACTCAACCGCCAGTTGACCGCCTTACTTAAGAAGGCTGGCATCCCCTTTGGCAGATACTTCGACTGGTCTCACGACCTAGAAGATGCTCAGAGGGATCAGATGTTAGCTGTCTATCTTGAGTGCAGGCATGAAATTGAGCGAGATGCTCATCCTAACCCCAAGATTGAAGCGTTTCGGGAAAACTTAAGGGAGAAGCTTCATAAGCCTATCTTCGCGGTCACCTCGTGGCACTTCAAACCTTCTAAGAAAACCATCCGCGATGTAGAAACCCGTGAGGGTCACATTGCGATTTGGTGTTCTTTGAAAGGTTCTGGAATCCCTGATATCAGCCGTCGCGGTGCAGGACATATACGTAAGTGTATCGTCTTTTACAGCAATGATGGGATTGTAGAAATACAATCGAATTCCAGATTTATTCCTCGTAAGAGGAAGGCGCGCAACGCGTCAAAG